TATGGGCGGTGTCCTAATGCTCCGTTCCACACATGGCAGGCTTGGCCTACCTGTGGATACAACAGGCTTTTGAACACCCTGCACATCAACACTTGGTGTACTGACACCAGCACGATAGGCACTTTGGACTTTGGGTTGTTCCGCTGCCTGACTCTTGAGTTACCTTGGCAGGACAACGAACGAAACATCTCCTGCATACCTGAAGGGAAGTACAAGGCATCAAAGTACAATTCCTATAAGAATGGCGCGGTCATAATGCTATATGATGTGCCAGATAGATCCTATATTCAGATCCACGCAGGAAACTACACCCGCGATGTTCAGGGGTGTATTTTAGTGGGGAACAGTATTAAGTACTTGGATGAAGATAGTGTTCTTGACGTGACCAGCAGCCTCCCCACTTTGAGGAAGTTGCTGGCTAGATTACCTGACGAGTTTACGGTGAGTATTACGAGAGCCTTTACTCACGCTCTCTAGCAGTTCAATGTACTTAGCCAGATGGTGCTGCGCCTTGTACAAATCTTCTAGGCCATTCTTATTTTTATGTCGGTCAACGTACTTCGTTATGCAATACTGGAACTGGTCGTACCCATGCTCCCAAGCATAGTCCCAGTGTTGCTGAGCCCCCTCGTGCTGGTAGTGCTCCCCGCCTACTTGCTTGTCATTAGCCGCCATTGCTTCTTGACCTCCGTTACCATAGTGTCACACTCCTGTAGTAGTTCGTTGCTTAGCCCCATCTTACCTATGTAGTCAGATCCGTTAAGAACGAGTTCCCAGGCTGAAGCATTGCCCCGCCCACACTCTTCCAAAGAACTCAGTACTAAGTCAAGCATGTCTGCTAGCTTGAGTAGTTGCCGCTCTTCTATCGTTAGGGTTGGGTTCTGTATGTTGTTGTTTATCCGGTAGTCTTGCTCGCCCTTGTCAAGACCGCTCTTTATGTGGGGGTTGTCCCACTTGAATGGTGCTGGCACATCGCCTGTGTACACCTCGGCTACGTCGTGCATCAGCGCAGCAATAAGAAGCTCACGGCTACATTCAGGGTCAAGACGTAGTATGATGCTTGCCACGTTCGCGCTGTGGTGGCCTACGGTCTCCTCCTGCGTACGGAACGTGGTATGGAACCTCTTAACGTGCAGTCCGTTTCTTATTTCAACTATCACGGCGGGCGCACCATTCCTGACAGGCTATTCGCCAGTCAGCTGCTTGTATTTGTTCTAGCTGCTTTGCGTAGGGCTTACCTTCTTTTCGTGCCTGATACGCGTCTCGTGCTGGAACCCACACCTTGTCCAACCACCTGACGCGATAGCTGGCCTCCCAGGGAAAAGCCACCGCTCGCTTACATGCTTCGAGTAAGTCGTAACTTGTTTCTCCTGACATTAGCAGGGCAGTGGGCCGTACGCCTTGGTGTCTGTAGTAGTCTACGGCCCCTGTTGAGTTACGCAGAGCACTGTACTGGCTAGCTTCGGTATAACCATGCAGGCAATTTGTAACCACTCTATAGCGCCCTACAGGGCGTCCTATACCATGTGCCATAACCTCTTGCAAAACGGTCATGTGTACTGCATTCGCCCCTAACGCCCCCCATATAACATCGTTGCTCCTGTTAAACACGGTCATGTCCAGCGCCCCCTTAACCACCCTAAGAGCTATTCCGACGTTACACGGTATGTCTAGCTTGTCACCGTGATCAACCTCAGCATCAAACATAGCGATGTACGCCCGCCGTGTGTTGGGGTCTTCATCAAGTAGGTCCATGGTTTCAAGTATCTGGTCACGGTAGAAGTGCTTACGCCAACGGTGACCGTACGCCCCGTGGAGTATGGCCCCGTCATCTGAGTACCTTGCCATACCTGAGTTGTAGTTAGACACAAACTCCAACCCCTGACCACCCCCTAGCATCCATACTGCTTCAGCTAGGTGGAAGAATGGGTTGGCGTCACGTACTGGGTCAAACAGCACCCGTTCCGTAGGGTCTTCTATTGTTATTATTACGGGCTGCTCTATCACCTCCATTGGCCCGTTACGGCTTTCAGCGGGGGTGGCCGCTACCTTCATTCGCATCATAGTTTCATGTAGCGTGTCCGGCACGTTACTTCCTGATATTTCCATTATGTAGCCCTCTTGTATTTCTGCTTTGGACGCCCTTCCCCAGTGGTGAGGCGCATGAACTTATCAAACTCGCATAGGCAATTTTGAGTATTTTGGGCACATAGGTCAAGCCCTGTACCACTACTAATTATACTACGGAGAGGGTGGATGTACATACTAAACGCACGTTGATTGTACTTCTGTGCCTTTGCGTCCAGCCCCCTTAGTCTATTCAGCCCGCGCATACTCCCAGGTCCTGGGCTAACGAAACTCCAGTAGTCCGTACAGCCTTCCCACTCATCAAACATTTTAAGATCTGCCACCACCTGTGCTGACATGAAACTGCCCATACCATTGAGGTTTAGTAGGTTCTGGCAAATGTCCTGCAGCTCAGCACCTCCTAGGTTAGGACCGTATCTAAAAGCCCACGGCAAGACTTCTGTACACAGGTACTCAACCTTATCCATCTTACGACCGTTGGTGCTGACTATGTACGCTGCGTTGAACACACGCTGGCCCTGCGCCTTCATAGCACTGGTGATAGCCACCACGCGCTCCATGTCCCATTCTTCTAGATATCCGATGTTGTCAAGCGTATCGGGGTTGTTGAATAGACGCGCCATAATCACGTTTGGTATGAACAGTTCATGCCCCTGATGTGGTGTAAGCCACTCCTTTATCTGTTTAGTAACTTTGTCATCTTCACGACGGACATTGCAGTATCTGTAGTTGTCTACTCGGGGGTCTCCACACCCTTCTGGGTTGGTACGGGCGCGTTCCCGTAGCTGTATGAACTTTATTAACTCATGCGCGAGTGGGAAGTCTAACATCTAGCATCTCCTCAATAATTTGGTAGACACCTTCAGTGGCGTCCGTGTGAAAAATAGTATGAGTACGCATCCCTTGGTTCTCACAATTAAATTGGCACTGCTGAACCCTCGGCCAGTCCTTCTGCGTGTTAGATGGATTGAAAGGCTTAGACTGGCCTCGCTCCCTTCGCCTTTGTACGACTCTATCCAAGCAGACTTGTAGCGGCGTGTCGAGGAATGCTCTGTGATGATTTTCAACGCCAAGCTCCTTCTGTTTAGCCCCAATGGTTCCCACCATGTGACTGTGCATTAACCCTTCAAAGATGCAGATGTCTTCTACCTCTTCGTCGTGTAGGTCCTGCAGTAGCTGTGCAACCACGGCCACTCCGTTGATGGTATCACACCCTCCGCATACCGTTTCGTAGCTTCCAAGGAAGTACATACGATATCCATCTGGGTGGTCACCGGCGTAGATTATGGGCTTAGTCCCCTTGTCGTTCATTCGTATTGGTTCTGCCCCGCAGTCTTCCATCAGTGCGCGGACTACAGTAGTCTTTCCGCTGCCAGATGTACCACAGATTTGTAATGACTTAAACATGGTGTTACCTCTTTAGACTTTTGACGTGATCTAAAAAAGGGCAGCCCGACTAGGGCCACCCTTCAACTTACGCAGTCTTACGCTGCTTTTGTGCCCGCTTCCTGCTTCTCTGCTTTGGCAGGCTTAGGTGGTGCCACGTACTCAATAGGATAGACAGTGCCATCCTTACCGGTTACGTTTATGAGCCCCTTACGGGACAGACGACGCAAGATGCCACGGTCACTGTCAACTAGAAACGCTTCAACAGTAGGACCCTTCACGGCCATTGCATAACCTTCAGCTTCTTGTGCCTTCAGCTTTGGTTCGCCTTCTTCTTCGGTGCGCTTAACTACGTTCACCGTGTTTTCATTGGAGATGCCGTAGTTCCACTTACGTGGACGGGGAGCACCGGTGTTACCTTCAACGGGATTACCATCAGCATCCATCTTAGGCTTAACGCCTTCAGCGGCTGCTTTGGATGGGCGCTTCGTTTCGCCCGCTTGTGTAACTGTTTCTGCTTGAGCTTTTGCCATTTTCTTACTCTCCTGAGTAAAGTTTTAATGCCCGCAAGAAGGAATTCTGATTGCCTTCTTTGCGATTTAATGCCCGCCGCACTGACAGATCGACAGTGCCTTGGGCTACTATGTCATGTATAAAGACGTGGGTGTTTGGGTTGCCCTGTCTATACACACGACGAATTGCTTGTTCACGTAGCTCATAGTCCCAGGGTAAACCAAAGAATGCCACATGATTACTAACCCCCTGTAGATTGAGCCCATGCCCTACTGAGGCTGGGTGCGCTAACAACACCTTCAGTGTACCACAGTTAAATTGTCTACACAACCCTTCTGCAACGCTATTTGACACGCCCGAACCAATGTGGGGGGCGTCAGGAAATGCCTCCTTAACCCTGAGTATGTCGTGTTTAAACTGATACAGCACCAGTATACTAGCCCCGCCCAAACTTTCTACTAGCTCAGTAAGGGCGACTACCTTCGCGTTATGTACCTCGATTACCTCGTGGTCCTCGTTGTACACGCCTCCGTTCACTAGCTGCCTCAGCTTCGTTGATACAGCAGCGGCACTCGGGGCAGTTATTTCTTCAGTCTCGATGGTGGCAATGAACTCCCGTTCTAGCTCTTTGTACACCTTCATCACCTCTGGTGGTAGGGTTACCTTGACTTCATTGAATACTAACTCAGGCATGTCAAGGTAGTCCTCCGCCTTTAGACGCAGTGTGAACGGCGCTATCTTCTGAGCTATTTCAGCCTCCGCCCCGTCCCTTACCTCATACTTGTACCCGCCGAACCCTGTTTGGTAGAAGTAGTTACGCCGGTAGTGGGTGATGTACTTACCTAGCGCGTCACCGTTATCGAGAATGAATATTTGCCCAAAGAGATCTTCCAGCCCCTGGGAGGTGGGGGTGCCCGTGAGAATGTACCGTCTGGTAAACTGCCCGAGCATTTTCTTAAGAATTTTAAATCTTTTACTACTTGGCTTCTTGAACTTGGTAGACTCATCAACCACCAGCATTTCAGGGCTAATGCGTTTAAGTCGTTGTCGTTCTGCCAACCAAGGGAGTCCCTCAGGGTTAATAACATAGATATCTGCTGGCTCGTTAATGAGTTCATCCTTATCCTTCCCGTGTAGTACTACGACTTTAAGGTGGCTGAATTCAGCCCACTTCTTAACCTCAGCGGGCCACACATTGAAGCACACTCGCATCGGGGCTATTACCAGCATACGCGAAACGTACTCCTGCTTCTGAAGTATGTTGAACGCTGCCAAGCTAATGGAGGTCTTGCCAAGGCCAGGATCAAGAAACAGCCCCGCCGCCCCCATTGTGAGCATCATTTCAATGCCCTTCTTCTGGTAGTCGTGGGGCGTCCAGCTAACCTTCGTTGGTAGAAATGGGTTGTCCATTGAGATACTCCTCTAAGCAGGCTATGGCTCCATCTGCTGAATCGAATACGTGACAGCCGAAACCAAATGCTCGCAGCTTTTTAATGACGTATATTTGCAGCTTCCGTGGTTTAGCGCCTGGACGTTTAAGTTCAAAGAACACGCACCTACCTCCTCGAAATAAACAGACACGGTCGGGCACGCCCCGCATTCCAGGCACTGTGAACTTCCAGTATATGAGGTTGTCTTTGTGCTGGGCTGTCCATCTTTTGATTGATCTTTCAACTGATACCTCCAGTACTTTAGTGGACACAGGGGCCACCCTTCGCCTTTTGAAAATGGCACCACTTGCACTTCCACGAGGGGTTGGTTGCCCACGTCCTATCTTCTGTCACGGCAGCCGCCCGAGATAGTATGGTGTCCAAGAGGCCCGCCACTTCTGATACATCGTAGTGGTACGGCTGAACCATGTCCTTGTCAAGATAGTAGAATTTGACTGTTACCTGCTCTGCTCCTTGCTTGAACGCAGACAGGGCGTAGAGGTCAGCTTGCTGGTCATGGTCATCGTACACCTTGCCAGACTTGTAGTCCCACAGTTCCCAACGCTTTTTATCGGGGCTGTACGCTGTTAGGTCATACACCACACGCATCCAAGCATTGGCCCCAAACCAGTCACACTGTAACCATTCCTTGTCAAAGGCTACCTGCTGCTCGGGGAATATTAGGTACTCCCGTTCGTTGCTCATCTTACCCCACCTGTTGATGGCCCACTCCATAACTTCAGCAAGGTCTGAACGTATCTTATCGTATATCTTTGTGCGGGGGATGCTTACTGTGTCCCCTTCTTCGTGCTTGTTGTGAAGCGTCAGGTTTACCCAGTCCTCCAGCTCTTTGTGCATAGCTAGCCCACGGTTCATGGCCTCGTTCCCAGGCTCTTTAAGTTTCTGAACAAACTTAAACATGGCCTTCCGTGGGCAGCCCTCATGTGTCTTCATGCGGCTGTGTGACACGGCGTTAATTCCTATGTCCTTTACATCTATAAAGTTGCTCATGCTGCTACGTCCTTTTTAATTATTTTCTGGGCAGTTTCCCAGTTGGTTCCTAAGTACAGGTCACTTGTTAGCGGTACGTCAAATCCAGGCACGTCCGCCATACACTCACCCATCAGCTTGGCCTGTGCGTCC